GGCGGGCCCTCCTCGGGCGCCTCATCCGCCTGCGACACGAACCCGTGGAGCAGGCGTAGGCGCGTGGACGTATTGGTGGCATGCGAGTATTCGGGCGCGGTGCGGGACGCGTTCGCGCGGCGCGGCCACTTCGCGGTCTCTTGCGACTTGGAACCGTCCGAGACGCCGGGGGAACACTGGCAGGGCGACGTACGCGATCTTCTTCCGGCGACGTGGGACCTCGTGGTGGCGTTCCCACCCTGCACGCACCTGTGCGTATCCGGCGCGCGGTTCTTTGCGGAGAAGCGGGCTGACGGCAGGCAGCAGGCAGCCGACGCGTTCTTCCGGTTGTTCACGACACTGGCGCACGTGCCGCGTGTAGCCATTGAGAACCCCATCGGCGTCATGTCCACGCGGTGGCGCAGGCCGGACCAGATCATACAGCCGTGGCAGTTCGGGCACGGGGAGACGAAGGCCACGTGTTTGTGGTTGCGGGGTCTCGTGCCCTTGACGCCGACGGACGTTGTGGCGGGCCGCGAGGCGAGGGTCCACCGCATGGCGCCGGGACCGGCTCGCGGGAGAGAGAGAGCACGTACGCTCTCGGGGGTCGCGGAGGCCATGGCCTCACAGTGGGGGGCGTAGTTGCCGGCGCCTGCTCTCAACGCCGCCGCCATCGGGCGAATCCAGGACGACCTCCGCCAAGGCCGGACGCACCGGTTCGTCTCCAGCTGCCGTATCGTCAAGGAGAACGAGGACGTGGGGCTGCTCGACCCCGAGCGGCAGCAGATCACCGTCCTGGACGCCATGGCCCTGTACCGGTGGTGCATGTGCGTGAAGTACCGGCAGGCGAAGATCAGCACGGTCGCCGCCATGGCCCTGCTCGGCCACGTGGAGTACACGCCGGGCATCCAGGGCGTGTTCGTGGCGGAGCGGCTGGAGACCGCCGAGACCGTGTGGAACCGCGCGTCCTACGCCTACGAGCATCAGCCGCCCGAGACCCCCATCCCGCTGAAAGCCGGCACGAGCGCCTCTAAGCGGGAACTCCGCTTCGTCCACAACGGCGCGGTGCGCGTCATCACAGGTGGCGGGCACGCGCCGGCCATCGGGAACAGCCCCGACCGAATCGTCGTAACGGAGTACCCTGACGTCCCCGACCACGACAACTTCAACCAGCACTTCTTCCCGACGGTCAACAAGCGGCCGAACGCGCGGGTGTTCTTCGAGCACACGCCGGGGCTGGCGGACACGATCCCCCACACCATGTGGCTCAACGCCCTGGACGGGAAAGGACGCTTCCACCCCATCTTCCTCAAGTGGTGGAAGGACCCGTCCATCGTGCCGATCAACGAGGACGGGAGCCGGCGCGACTGCGCGGACCTCGTGCCCACCAACGAAGAACTCCGCATCGTAGAGAAGCTGCCGAGCATCACGAAGGCGCACCTCATGTTCCGGCGGCTGTCCTTGGACACGGAGTTCCACGGGGACACCCTGCTGTTCCAGCACAAGTACCCGTTCGACCCCTACGACGGGTGGGTGTACTCCACGAATCCGGCCATCCCGCAGGACGCCGTGCAGCACCTACTCCAGAAGTCCGTCAAGGTGGCGGACGGGGTGGAGCATATCTACGAGGGACCGGACGATGACGACGAGTGCCCCATCCTCATCACGGCCGACCCCGCCGGCTTCGGGGAGAAGGGCGACCCGTCCGCGCTCACGGTGTGGAACGCGTGGGACCACCGGGAGATTGCGTGCTGGGCAGGCCGGGAGGACCCGGGCATGTTCGCCCAGCGCATCCGGCGCCTCCAGAAGTTCTACGGCGAGCACCGCGTCACCGTCGCGGTGGAGAGCAACAAGGGGGAATGCGTGCAGGCGCTCCTCGGGCTGGACACGCCGAACATGTACATGACCTCGGAGAACCACCCCGGGTACTACGCCACCGAGGAGAGCAACGATGCCGGGCGGGTCGCGATGGTGGACCAGCTACGCCGGCAGACCACGACCATCCGGACGCGGGCGACGCTGCATCAGATCCTACAGTGGGACGGGAAGGGCCGGAAGAAGCGGACCAAGACGGCAGAGGGGACCCACCACTTCGACCGGGCCGTCACGGTCCGCATCGCCGCCCATCTGTTCCGCATCCACGGGTTCGGGAGCCGTCCCGCGACGCAAGTACGAACTCGTGGTATGACGTGGAAACAGGTGGAAGCCCTGTTCAAGAAGAAGCCGAAACGCCACCTGGGCATCCCCACGGGGTAGGTAGATGCATGAGAACGAGTACCTCGTCACGACGGAGCGACACGTCGCCACGTACGAGCGCGGGGACAAGGCGATCATGGACCAACTTCTCCGGTACTACCAGGGGAAGTTCTACACAAGCGAGACCGGGCAGAGCGAGTCGGACCTGGAGCGCACCTCGGTGGGGCTCACGTTCGCCATCGTGGAGACCGCGCTCACGAGCCTCGTGAGCCCGAACCCCGCCATCACGGCGGTGGCGCGTAACCGGGCCGAGGAGGAGCGCATCCGGGCGTGCGAGGCGTTCGTCAACAACGCCCTGGACGCCTCGAATTACCGGCAGGAGCAGGGCCTCTACGTGTTCGATTCGGTGCTGTACGGGCGCGGCATCACCAAGACCGCGTGGTCCGCGAAGAAGGACAACCCGGTGGTGCGGGCCACGGACGTTCGGACGACCTTCTTCGACCTCACGGCGCGGCGGCCGGACGACATCCGGTATTGGATCGAAGCGACGTTGCTCTCCTCCACGCAGTTCAAGGAGCGCATCCGCATCAACGACTACGCCAGCTGGGCGGGGGAGATCAACCCCGACGCGTACCCGAAGTGGATGCTGACGGACACCGGGGCCACGGTGGACCGGGAGAGCCTCAAGAACTACCAGAAGTGGCACGTGGTCTACGAGATCCACGACCTCGAAGCTGACAAAGTAGTTCACATCATCCCGGGCGACCCGCGCCCCGTCATGGTGGACAAGCTCGTCTACAACCCCTACGACCTGACGACGCTCAACACGAACGGCGAGGACTGCCGGGGCCTCTCGGAAATCGCGCTCATCAGCCCGAACCAGGAGGAGGTGAACAACCTCCTCACGTACTGGCTCAACATCGTGCGGGCGTGCGTTCCCAAGGGCGTGTACGACCCCGGGGAACTCGACGGCGAGCAGTTGGGCGCGGCGGCGAAGGCGGGGCTCAACACGTGGAGCCCCATCCGGCGGGTGGGGGGCAAGTCCAAGGGCCCGCTCTCGGACGCCATCGGCATGTTCCCCATGCCCCAGGTGCCGCCCGAGGCGCTCGCGCTGCTCGACAAGGTGTGGAACAACATCCCCATCGTGTCCGCCCTGGCCGAGGCGCAGCGCGGGCAGGTGACGGGCGCGCGCACCGCCACGGAACTGGCGCTCATCGAGGGACAACTTCGCAACCGGTTGTCCGGGAGGCAGAAGCGGATCGACGCCATCACCTCCAGCGTCGCGGAGAAGATGCTCCTGCTCATGCAGAAGTACAAGAAGAACGACGAAGTTCTCCAGCAGACCGGCGTGGATGGGTGGTCCGCGGTCTCGCCGGACACGCTGGAGGGCGTGAAGGCGGCGTTCAAGGTGGTGCCGTACACGGCCATGGAATCGAACCGCGCCGTGGTCCAGGAGCAGTTCAAAGAGTTCATGATGTGGGCCGGGAAGAACCCCGCCTGCGACCAGCGGAAGCTCCTCCAGGCCGCCGTGGACATCTTCGACAACCCCGCGCTGCGCCGGTACAACAGCGTGCTCCCCGAACAGGTGGAGGCCCAGGAAGCGGCCGAGGCCGGCGCTGGAGCCCCGCCGCCGGGCGGACCCAGC